CCTGCAGGTCGACTCTAGAGGATCCCACCTTCATTTTTTCTCCGGCGGGATATTTTTTTAATGAATTTGGAGGTAATATGGCAGGCTTCAATAATAATTGTCCATATGGACAATGGAATAGTGGTGCAGCAACATATCCTCAGTACAGTTTGCCTACTATTCATCAGAATTCTCAGCCACAACCACAGTATCAGCAGAGTCAAAACTATATTACAGTAAATGGTTATGACGATGTTGAGAAGTTTGTAGTGAATACTAATTGCATTATTAGTATTCGCGCTTTTTCGCTTCAGGAAATTGACATAAATAAGTTAAAGCCAAAGACCAATGACGATATTATGCAGATGATGCAGCAGGTATTGGGTAAGGTCGAAGCTTTGGAAAAGAAGGTTAATAATGAATCCGCTGTTACAGCTGTTAAATCAAAACAGCCAAATTCCCAATCAAACCGATAGATTATCTGACGCCATCAGTTTGATAGATAAATTAAGAGGATCTAGTAATCCGCAGGAAGCTGTGATCGCTATGATCCAGAATACACCACAAGGGCAACAGATTATGGAGTTACTTAAATCTGGTAAAACTCCTAAAGCCCTTGCGTTGGACATGATGCAGGAAAGAGGAATTGATCCTAGCGCCGTTCTATCTAAGATTTATAAAGGCTAAACCAAGTTAACTCGCGAGGACTTGTGATAAATAGCATAGATAAATAAAAAGAAAGGACAAAAATCACGAACGACACATTATCACCTAGTGACATTGCTTTACTTAATGACCGTAATAATGGTTTCGGAGGAGATGGAGGTTGGCTTTGGCTGATCTTGATCTTTGCGATGATGGGTGGCGGTTTCGGAGGCTACGGTAATCGTGGTTACGGACCGAATCCTGTAACTTCAACGGAATTGCAGTCAACTATTGCTGCACAGACTCAGTCCGATCAGTTACAGCAGATTGCTATTAGCTCTGCAAACAATAACTATGAAACAGCACAGTTAATCAACAATCAGACAATGGCTTATATGAATCAGAATAATACTAACATGGTTAACACCATCCAGGGGTTCAATTCTATTCAGTCAGCTATTTCAAACCAGACAAATGTATTAGGATCTAAGCTTGATCAGATGTCGGCACAGATGGAACAGTGCTGTTGCTCTATTAAGACTCAGATGCTTCAGGATCGTTTGTCTGATGCACAGGCAACAATTGTTGCACAGAATGCTCAGATTTCTAATTACAACCAGTCTCAGTATCTGTTAGGTCAGATGGGACGCTGGGTTGGTTATGTAGGATCTGGCGAAGCTACAACTAATTCATAGAGGTAAATCAAAATGGATTTGCACTATTTCGAAAGTCAGATCTGTGATGAATTATCTGGTGCAGAAGATTACATTAAGAAAGCACTTGAGATTAAACCCATGAATGCTAAATGGGGAGACACCTTTGTAAAGATGTCATCGGCAGAGTTAGAACATGCAGAAGATCTTAAGGGTATGCTTGATGAATATTACAAAAGCTTAACAGAAAAGATGGAAGACGGAAGATCGAAAACTAGGTTTATGAACTGGTATTCCGAAGTTGTCGAACATTACATTTCTTGTGTAGCTAATGTAAAAGTTTTGCATAGTATGTATTAGACTTATCGAAGAGCTGATTGATTGTATTCTTTCAGCTCTTTTCTGTTTCTGAAAACCTTTTATGGGGATATGATCCGTTATCCTTTCAACCCATTTTTATAACTGGCATTAATTTTCATATGTTCGCTCCTAACAAATCCGTGTTACGCACAACACACATCTGTCATTAAAAACCTTCTAGAACTTTGCTTTCTCCTGTAATCGATCATATCTCCTTAAAAGGTATTCAGAAGTACTAAAATGTGATGCTAAACATCTATCAAAGTATAAGGAAGTTAACAATAAATGTCACAGAAGAATGTACAAAAGTTTAGAAAAGCTACTACACGAGAAGGTAGAGAGTCACAATTAATTTCTTTGGCGGAAGATTTAGCAGAGAAACAGCTTAGAGATGGAACCGCAAAGCCAAGTACGATTAATTATTACTTAAAGCTTGGCGGTCTTCGAGAACAAAAAGAACAACAATTACTTGAGAAAAAGATCGATGAATTATCCGCAAAAGTAGAATCTTATGAGTCGACCAAGCGAATGGAAGACAAATTAGATGCTGCTATGCTGGCCTTTGGTCTATATTCTGGTAAAAATCAGGATGACGATGATGAAGACCTATACTGAATTAATTAAATTGTCCTCGTTTGTAGAACGATATGAATATTTGAAGTTGAATGGAAAAATTGGTCTTGAAACGTTCGGATCCAAACGATATTTGAATCAAATTTTATACCATACCGCAGAATGGCGAAACTTTCGGAAATGGATTATTACTCGCGATATGGCGTGTGATTTGGGTATGGATGGATACGAGATATATGGAAACGCATATATTCATCATATTAATCCAATAACAGTTGACGATATTTTAGACCGAAGTTCGGCAGTATTTGATCCTAATAATGTAATTACAGTTTCTCTCGGAACACATAATGCAATACATTATGGCGATGAAAGTAAGTTGCCAATTATACTAACCGTTAGACGTCCGAATGACACATGCCCTTGGAAGGTGTGAATATGAGTGTTGAAAATAGAAGTATTCTGGAAGATGTTCGAAAAAATATTTTAGGTTCTACAGATGATACATTTTACGATAAACGTTTAATCGACGATATTAATACGATATTTATGTTGTTGTATCAGAAGGGCATTGGGCCAAGTGACCATGCTTTTTCTATAGGCGATAGTACAGAAACCTGGCATGATTTTTTGTCGAGCTCAGAGAACGAATTAGACTATCAAGCAGTCAGAACTTACATGTATAAAAAAGTACAACTGCTGTTCGATCCGCCAAGCAATTCGGTATTGTACGAAGCCATGAATTCCATTATTGATGAATTGGAGTGGCATATGATGAATGAAAGCGAAGGATTTACAAAGTAATAGTTTGTAAAAAAGGAGGTTGCTATATGTTATCGAATACAGCAGTTCCGAAATACTATGGCGAATTCCGTAGAAGAGTATTACGAGGCGAAATTCCGGTAAACAAAGAAATCTCCTTACAAATGAATCGTATAGATCGACGAATAGAAGATCCTAGATATTATTATGACGATAAAATTGTAGATGGATGGATTAAGTATTGCGAAAATGAACTTACGTTAACTGATGGATCTGATTTAAATTTAACAGATTCTTTTAAGTTATGGGGCGAGGATGTATTTGGATGGTATTACTTCGTGGAACGTGAGGTTTTTAAACCTGGAAAAAACGGAGCTCCTGGAAGACATGTTACAAGACGTATAAAGAAACGTTTAACAAATCGTCAATACCTGATTGTCGGACGATCTGCTGCAAAATCTCTTTATAATACCTGCGTGCTTTCATACTTTGAAAATATTGACAATACGGCAAAGGAGCTATGCGCTATAGCCCCAACAATGAGACAGGCCGAAGAAATTTTAGCTCCATATAGAACTGCATTATTACGTTCTCGTGGCCCATATTTCCAATTTATGACAGCCGGTAATTTACTAAACACCTCTGGTTCTAAAGCTACAAAACAGATGCTAGCACCAACCAAAAAAGGAATTGAGAATTTCTTAAATGGTTCGAAACTTGAAACTAGACCAATGTCAATTGACAAGATACAGGGTTCTAGAGCTCGGTATTTTTCTATTGACGAATGGTTATCTTGTACTATTCGAGAAGATCCGGTAAATGCTGCTGAGCAAGGTGCTGCCAAGCATGACGACTATTTGTTGTTGTGCACTTCATCTGAAGGAACTGTTAGAAATGGCGTTGGAGATACAATCAAAATGACCCTGACTGATATTCTTACTGATGAATATCAGAATGATCACGTTTCGATTTGGTGGTACAAATTAGACGATATTTCTGAAATCTCAGACCCTAATATGTGGCTTAAAGCAAATCCAAATTTGGGCATAACTGTTCAGTATGAGACTTATGAGGATGAAGTGTTAAAGGCGGAGAAAGATCCATCTCAGCGGAATGACATTCTCGCTAAGAGATTTGGTATTCCAATGGAGGGTTTTACGTATTTCTTTGCATATGAACAAACTATACCTCATCATTATCGAAATTATGACGGAATGTCCTGTTCTTTGGGTGGAGACTTATCACAAGGAAACGATTTCTGTGCATTTACGTTCTTATTTCCATTAAAAGATGGTTGTCTTGGAATAAAAACTCGTAGCTATATTACACAGTTGACTTTGGATAAGTTACCGAGTGCTATGTACAATCTGTATCAAACTTTTATTAAAGAAGGAAGTTTGGTAATTATGAACGACACAGTTTTAGATGTCGATAAGGTTTATGAAGATTTAGATACATTTATAACTGAGCATGATTATGATGTTACGGCATTTGGTTACGATCCATATAATGCTAAACCATTTGTTGAACGTTTTGAGCATGATTATGGTGGTTATGGGATAGTTAAAGTTATTCAGGGAAAGAAAACTGAAACAGTTCCACTTGGAGAATTACATATTTACGCCGAACAACGTATGCTATTGTTCGATCAAGAAATCATGAAATATACAATGGGAAATTGCATCGTAGAGCGTGACATAAACAATCAGATGATGCTTATGAAACGTAGATACGAACAAAAAATAGATAATGTCTCCGCTATGATGGATGCTTATGTAGCGTATGTTAATAATAAAGAAATGTTTGAATAAGGATAAAGAAGGTAAGATTCCACGAGAATCTTTTTTTTGTTATGAGAAAAGATGAATTAAAACACTATGGCGTTCTCGGAATGAAATGGGGAGTACGTAAATCAAGAACGAGAAAAAAACTTACTTCCGAATTAGCCGAACGAAAACGAGTTTCTAATATAAAAAAACGTAGAAAGAAACAAGCTAGAAATTCCGCTTTAATGAGCGATACCGAATTAAATAAGGAGATTGCAAGACTCCAGAAGGAACAGCAATTAAAACAGTTAACAAAGTCAGTAAATAGTAATGGTATTAAACCTGTTGACGAACGTGTTGACAATATTATTACAAGAAGCGCTGATAAAATTTTAATCGGTGCTGCTACTGGTATTGCTGGGTATTACGTACAGAGTTATCTGAATAGTGATTTGGGCGACGCTATCGTAAGAGGTAAACCAAATGCTAGACAGAAGTAGTTTACATTCTGATGAGCTATATCATCATGGCATATTAGGAATGAAATGGGGGGTTCGACGCTATCAAAATGCAGATGGCAGTGTTACTCCAGAAGGTGCTCTTCGATATTATGATAGTGACCCGACTAATGATCGAGGAAAGCACAAACAGATGACACAAGGCGGTGCTATTAGAACTACCACTTCCTCATCTTCATCGAAATCGTCAAGTAAGAATCAAAATACAAAGACTCAATTGTATTCTAGTGATGGACAGAAATTGAGTTTTAGTCAGTCATATAGAAATCGTTTATATCAGAAATATCGTTCAAGAGGCATGAGCGATTCTGAAGCTAGAGAAGCTTTAGAAGCTGAAATTAAACGAGAAAAGATTATCGCTATTGCTGCTGCAGTAGGCGTCGGAACTTATGTCGCAAGTAGCTATATTCGAAATAAAGTTTCGGAATATAATAATGAGTATAAGGATGTTGTATTAAAAAAGGGGTCTATAGTTCAGAATATTACAAACAACCCCGATTTTGATGTTCCTGATAGATTGTATGCAACCTATACAAAGAATGACTCTTCAAAATATAGAGGGTATTATGCGGAAGGGCACAGTAGACCAGCTGCTATTAGAATTCTTATGGAACAGGGATTTAGTAAAGAAGAAGCAACTAAACTTGCGAAAACTTACGCAAATGAATATAGCTTTAATGCGGATACGAAAATTGCATCGCATAATACCGCATCAAGCATTTTTTCAAAGTTGTATAAAAGTGATAGTAGCTTTAAGGATGGCGTCGATTCTCGTATTTCAGATATGATAGGCCAAAAGTGGTTTAATAGAGTTTATGGAAGAAGAAGTTTAGCAAAAAAACTTGCTTCGGGAACTGCTACAGATTCGGAGATATATGATTTATATAACATTTCTTTAAATGTGCATGAAACGGATTCAACGAGACCTGTTACAAATAAGTTTTATAAAGCATTGACTGATCAAGGATATAGTGGCATTGTCGACATCAATGATCAGAAGTATGGTGCTTATAAGGCTGAAAAACCAATTATCTTCTTCGATCAGACAAAATTTACAAAGTCAAATACTCGTGAATTATCGAGAAGAAGCAATACTATCGATGCTGGAAAGACAGCCGCTAGAGACTATATGAAGAAATACGGTACAGCTATTGTTACAGGAAGTAGCGCAGCTGTTGTAGCATCTAACGCTGCAGTCGATTATGTTAGAAGTTATACTAATGGCAGTAGGAGTAAGTCTAATGCCAAAAAGAAATCGAAGAAAAGGACGTAAAAACAGATCTTTATTAGAGATCTGTTTTTTTTTGTTATGAGAAAAGATTATGAGAAAAGATGAATTAAAACACTATGGCGTTCTTGGAATGAAATGGGGAATACGTAAAGCAGACAAATACGAAAAGAAATCATCGAATTTAATGGACCGCAATAGCTTAAATGAATGGGATGAAATTGCATATTATGCCAAGAAACGCGGTGATTATAAAGCTTATCGTTCGGCAAAATTAAATAAGCAGGATCAGATTAATCGAGCTAAAAAATATCGCGATAAATCAATCGCTTTGAGAGATAAGTATACCATGTATACTGATTCTAATGGAAACAAATCAAAATTGCTTTCAACATCTGAGCGTCGGGAAGCTGCAAAAAAAGTAAACGATGCATATGATAAAATGTATGAAAACTATAAGAAAAGTGCATTTCAAGGCGGATATGCAACCGAAGAAAGTAGGAAGAAAGCTGCGGCTGAGATGGAACGAGAACGTACTACATTTATGAATAAACTTGTCTCCGAGTACGGAAGCACTGTTATCGGGCAAACTCATGAGTATGTTAAAAAACAAGCAGAATATAAAGTAAGTACAGCAGCAGTTGCGTCGATTATTGGTGTTTATGGTCTTTCAGTTTTAGCCGATAATCTTTAAAAATATGTCAATTACTACACGAATTAGAAAAGGTTGGAACGCCTTTCAAAATAAAGATCCGACAGATAATGTCATAAATTATTCAACAACCGTTGTTAGTACATCCAAACCAGATAGACATTATGCAACTTATGGTAACGAAAGAACCATTATTAACAGTATTTTAACAAGAATTTCTGTATCAGCAGCTTCGGTTAATTTAATTCATTGCGAAACTGATGAAAATGGTAAATTTATTGCTAAATATTATGGAGATGGAAATTTAAATGATATTTTTAGTATCCATGCGAATAATGATCAAACTGGAAAGGCATTTTTAATAGATGCTGTATATTCGCTTCTACAAGAAGGACAGATTGCTATTGTTCCAACTGATATGAGCGACAATCCGTGGTTAACAGAATCCTATAATATTCGTGAGTTACGAGTTGCAAAAATATTATCATGGTATCCGGATTCAATTAAAGTAAGGGTTTTTAATGAGCACACAAACAAATTTGAGGATGTTAAACTTCCAAAATCTGCTTGCGCAATTGTTGAAAATCCATTTTATTCGGTTATGAACCAGCCGAATTCAACATTAAAAAGACTTAATAGGAAACTGATCCTTTTAGATATTACCGATGAGCATAATAATTCTGGTAGATTGGATTTGATTATTCAGCTCCCGTATTCGACTAAAGCAGATAGTCGTAAAAAGAGAGCTGAAGAAAGAGTATCAGACATTGAAATGCAGTTATCGGGATCACAACACGGTATTGCTTATGCCGATAGTACAGAAAAGATTGTTCAGTTAAATCGCCCTGTTGAGAACCAATTGCAATCTCAGATTGAATACTTAACTAAGACACTATATAGCCAATTAGGAATTTCTGAAGAGATTTTAAACGGTACCGCAGACGAAAGACAAATGATCAATTTCTTTACTAATGTTGTTGAACCAATTCTTGATGCGATTGTAGATGCTATGAACTGGAAATTTATCACAAAGAATGGGCGAACTAGAGGACAGGCTTTGAAGTATTTCAGAGATCCTTTTAAGTTAGTAACGGTTAGTTCTGTTGCTAGTATTGCTGATACATTTATTCGAAATGAAATTCTTTCGACTAATGAAGTTAGAGGAATTATCGGATATATGCCGTCTAACGATCCTAAGGCAGATGAACTACGTAATCCAAACATGCCAATTGAAGATCAACAGTCTATGATTCAGGAGCCATACGGTGATGAAATAGAGTATGAAAATCCCGAAGATGAAGAATATGTTGAATAAAATCAAAATGGAAGTTAACAGGTGATTAAATGAGTAAACCATACAAATTTGATTTTGGGGGATACGCAACCAAAATTAATATTAAATGTAGTGATGGTCGTACTATTCGTAATGGTGCATTTGATGATGACGATGGAAAGATTGTTCCATTAGTTTATATGCATCGACACGATTCAGTAGAGAATGTTCTGGGACATGCTTTGCTTGAGAAAAGAGGCGACGGCACTTATGCGTATTGTGCTTTTAATGATACCTACGAAGGTCAACATGCAAAACAAGCTGTAGAAAATGGAGATTTGACCGCATTATCTATTTATGCAAATAATCTAAAACAAGATTCTCAGCGAAATGTATTGCACGGTTCTATTAAAGAAGTAAGTTTGGTACTTGCTGGAGCTAATAAAGGGGCATTGATTGATAATATTGTATTAGAACATGCCGATGGTTTTTCTATTAGTGAAAGCGAAGCCGACATCACATTCTTTGATGAAGTATTAGATCTCGAAGGTGGAGAATTAACACATTCCGAAGAAGACGAAGAAAAGAAGGAAGAAGAAATGCCAGAGGAAAAAGGTAAAACAGTAAAAGAAATTTATGACACCCTCAATGAAGATCAGAAGATGTTAGTAGACTTTTTTGTCGAACAGGCGCTTAAAGATGGCGGTAAGAAGACTAAAGAAACTGATGAAGATGAAGATGAGGATGAAAACGAAGAAGTAAGACATTCCGATTATAGAGGAGATGAAATGAAGTATAACATTTTTGAAGGTACTGAAGTAAATCAGTCAACAACACTTTCTCATGCTGATCAGGTAAAGATCATCCAGTACGCTAAGGAAAACGGTGTTAGATTCCAGCAGGCTTTAGCTGACTTTGCTGATGAAAATGAATTAGCTCATGCTGCAGAAGATGTATCCGTACTCTTCCCAGAACCACATCTTGTAAACCCTGGTGCTCCAGAGATGATCACAACAGATCAGACTTGGATCGCAAACTTTATGAATGGAACATCTAAGAGTCCATTCCCGAGACTGAAGACTCGTGCTTCAGATTTAAAGACTGCTAAGTTACGTGCTAGAGGTTATCAGAAGGGTAAGAAGAAGGGGGAAATGGGAACATGGAAGCTCAAGTCCCGTACAACAGATCCTCAGACAGTATACATCAAGGATAAGCTTGATCGTGATGATATCATTGACATTACAGACTTCGACTATGTTGCGTATCAGAAGTCAATTATGGATATGGCACTTAGGGAAGAATTAGCTCTTGCAGCATTAGTCGGTGATGGTCGTGATGATGATGATGAACAGAAGATTTTCGAAACACACATTCATGCTATTTGGAATGAATCTGAAGACTACACTCTGCATAGAGACATTGATTTGAAAGCTACAAATGAAGAACTTCAGGGTGATGATACATCGAAGCATTTCGGTACAAATTACATTACGACTGAAGCAATTATTGCAGCTACATTACACGCAAGAGAAGAATTCAAGGGTACAGGCACACCTAATTTCTACTGCACACCTAATACACTCAACACGATGCTGTTAGCTAGAGATCTGAATGGTCGCAGAATTTATAACACAAAAACGGAACTTGAAGCAGCTCTGAATGTGAATAATATCGTTACAGTAGAACAGTTCTCAGGTCTGCAGCGCAAGGATAGTGATTCTAAATTACATGAATTGTTAGCCATTATTATCAATCCTGTTGATTATACATGGGGTTCTGCTAAGGGTGGAGAGATTACATCCTTTAACGACTTCGATATCGACTTCAACCAGGAGAAGTTCTTAATGGAAACACGCCTGTCTGGTGCACAGCTGAAGTATTATTCTGCTATTGCGCTTGAAAAGCCAGTAGAATAAATCAAAATGGAAGTGAGGATCAGTAATGAGTAGATACCATGGTGAATTTGGATTCGTTACAACCAAATTGACTGCTCCAGGTGTATATTCACCATTAGTTATAACCCGTTCTTATCAGGGCGAAATTTATAATATAACAAGAAGAAATCAGCAGATTAACAGCGTTAATGACGATATTAGTTTCAGCATGGAAGTAAGTGTTATTGCTGATCCTTATCTTTATGAAGAAATTGGATATTTGAAATATATTACGTATAGAGATCAAAAATGGAAAGTGGATAGTGTGCGATACGAACATCCTAGAATTATACTATCCATTAACTCTCTATATAAAACTACGGAGGAATAAATGGCATCAAGAGAACTTTTACAATATGAACTTGAAGAAGTACTAGGATCCGATAACGTTTACTTCCAACCTCCGGAAAATGTTAAAATTCAGTATCCTTGCATTGTTTATGAATACGAAACACCCGACGTTATGTATGCTAATAACAATGCATACTTCTTCATTCAGAATTATAAAGTTACATACATTACAAGAGAACCGGATAATGATATGACTGAAAGACTGTTACGTAGTTTCAAAAGGATTCGTCCTGAAAATTCATATGTTGCAGATACATTATATCATTATCCTTTTAACTTATATTATTAAAGGAGTAATTAAATGACTAGATTAGTTTGGGATGAGATCGGCAAACGTACCTATGAAACAGGTGCTGATCAGGGAGTCCTTTTCACACAGAATGCTAACGGTTCTTATGCTACAGGTGTCGCATGGAATGGTCTGACTAATTTTACAAAGAGTCCTACAGGTGGTGATGCATCAAAGCATTATGCAAACAACAAACTGTATCTCGTAACTCGTTCTTTGGAAGAAGTTGAAGGATCCATTGCCGCGTATACTTATCCATCAGAATTTAAAGGTTGCTTAGGTAAGAAAGAACTTGCTAAGGGTATTTGGGCTTCTCAGCAGACACGTCAGGCATTCGGTCTTGCAGTACGTACACAGATTGGTAATGATACAGAATTTGAAAACTATGGTTATAAGATCAATCTGATTTATGGTGCTACAACATCACCATCTGAAGAAGCACATGATACAATTAATGATTCTTCTGACGTTCCTACAATGACATTCAATTTTACAACCACTCCGGTGGAAGTAGGTATGGACGGATTTAAGGCAACATCATCTCTCGAAATTTCTACGGAAGATTTCGATGCTGCTACGATTAAGAAGCTGGAAGACATTATTTACGGAACAGCTGAAGCTGAGCCACGTCTGCCTTTACCAGCTGAAGTAATTACGATTTTAAGTGCTGCGTAATAAAAAATCAAAATGGAAGTAAAGAGTCTTAGTTGATCTGCTAGGGCTCTTCTTTTTTTAATGAGTTGAAGGAGAAAGATATATGTTAAAGAAAACAATTACATACGATGGGTTTGACGAAGATACTTATACAGAAGATTTTTATTTTCACATGAGTAGAACTGAGTTAACTAAGTACTTGGCAAAATTTCCAGAAGGATTAGACAATCGTTTAAGAAACATCCTTAATGCAAAAGATTTACATGGCTTCTTGGAATTTATGGATGAACTGATTTTAAATGCTTATGGTAAGAAGTCGGCAGATGGTAAGCGTTTCGTTAAGACTCCGGAATCTACAAAGGAATTTATGGATTCTAATGCATACGATACATTGTTTACAGAATTATACGAAGATCCTAATAAATTAGTAGATTTTGTATATGCAATCGTCGATAAGAAGTTGGCTGCTCAGATGAAAGAAACAGAAGATCAGCTGAAGATTGAGAGTACACCACAGGCCTAAAACATGAAAGAAATAGTTGTTCCTGGTGGAGAGCTATTTAATTCTGAAACTGAAGAATTTTCATATGGAGAAGAATACAAACTCCGTATTGAACATTCTTTAATCTCAATCGCGAAGTGGGAGTCAAAATGGCATATACCTTTTTTTTCAGATAAGAAGAAGACAACCGAGCAAACTCTTGATTATATAAAGTTCATGACTTTAAATCAAAATGTTCCAGAGGATGTCTACACAAGGTTAACAGATGAAAATGTAAAAGAGATCCATGAATATATGTTAGATCCTCAGACAGCAACAACTGTTAATCATGCGGTTAAAGATAAAAAGAAGAAAAATACTCCACTTACAAATGAGGTCATTTATTATCAAATGACCGCTTTGAACATACCTCCCGAATACCAGAAATGGCACATCAATCATCTATTAAAACTCATAGAGGTTTGTAACGTATACAATGCTCCTCCGAAGAAATTGAGTAAGAAAGAAGCATTAGATCGTGTTGAAGCGATAAACGAACGCAATAAGGCTCGTTTTAAAACTAAAGGATAATATCACTATGCCTAAAATCAAGATTAGCACTAGTGGCGATTTCAAGAAAACAATAAAGTTTTTGGATAATGCTGCTAATAGTAAACAGAAATACTATAAGATTCTTAAAAAGTATGGCGAGGAAGGCGTTAGAGCTTTATCGGTTGCTACTCCAGTAGATACTGGGAAAACTGCTAGATCTTGGGGTTATGTGATAGAAGATACTGGTAAATCTCTCGTCATCACGTGGACTAATAGCAATACAAATAGAGGAATTAGTATTGTAATGCTTATTCAAAATGGACACGGTACACGTAATGGCGGGTATGTTCAAGGTAAAGATTTTGTCAATCCTGCTATAAAACCAATTTTTGATGAAATAGCTGAAGAAATAGTAAAGGAGATAAATGATGTATGAAAACCTCTATTGAAAGTCGCATCACTCAGCTAGAATTAGAGAATTCAAATTTCGAAAGAAACGCCAAAACATCATTAAAGACCATAGACCAGCTTAATACTGCTCTAGAGTTTAAAGGGGCAGCAAATGGATTTGAGTCAATCTCTCAGGGCGCAAGTAATGTAAATTTGGGAGTTCTTGGCAATGCTATTAGCACAATAACTACACAATTTACAATGCTTGATGTCTTAGCTATTCGAACGATGCAAAGAATTGCCGATGCGGCTATTGACACGGGAACTAGATTAGTTAAATCATTGTCTATCGACCAGATTATGGCCGGTTGGGAAAAGTATTCGTCTATTACTTCATCTGTCCAGACTATTATGGCCGCAACAAATGAGCTAATCGGAAGCAGCGTGAAATTGCGTGATGGAACATCTTTAAAGATTGATTCTCAATCGACTCAAATGGAGTGGGTTGAGAATGAAATGCAGCGTCTTAACTGGTTTACTGATGAAACTTCATATAATCTAACCGATATGACAGACAACATTGGTAAATTTATTAGTGCTGGTGTTGATCTTGATGTAGCGGTTGATTCGATGCAAGGTATTGCAACATGGGCCGCAATTTCTGGCGCAAATACACAACAAGCTTCGAGAGCTATGTACAACTTATCACAGGCCATGGGATTGGGGTATGTTGGATTAGCCGATTGGAGATCAATCGAATTGGCAAATATGTCAACCCTACAGTTTAAAAATGCAGTTCTTGAAGTTGCGGAGTCAATGGGCACTTTGAAAAGAAGCACCGAAGATGGGCTGTTACATACTATAGATTCTTCTACTGGAAAAATGCAAGAAGCTACTGTAACTGCTGAAAACTTTAGACAGAATTTAACTAAAGGTTGGTTTACATCTGATGTATTAACGACTACATTAACTCTATATGGTAATTTTGCAACAAAACTGTCCGGTTATTATGACGAGTTTAGTCAAAAAGGAATCAGCACAACCTCTGAGCTATTGGATGCAATTAAAGAATATAAAGCGGCAGGTGAAGATACCATAAAACAACAAGAGGCAATTACTAATGCTATTGAAAATACGGATGTTTCAGCCAAGGATATGAAGAAGATGCTTGATGAGCTTAGTTCTTCTACTTACGACCTCGGTTATAGAGCATTTGTTGCCGCTCAGGAAGCTAAAACTTTTACAGAAGCTATAAATTCAATTAAGGATGCCGTATCGACTAAATGGTCTGGCGTATTTCAGAATATATTCGGAAACTATTTGGAAGCTAAGCAATTATGGACAGATTTATCCGAAGTCGGTTGGGATGTGTTTGCTGCGCCAATCGATAGTCTTAATACAGAATTAACAAAATGGCATAAACTTGGAGGCTATACAACACTATGGGAAGGTGTTTATAGAATTCTAGGATCTATCGGAGATGTCGCCGGAACTGTTAATGAATCTTTTAGAAGTTTCTTTCCAGCAACCACATCAGATCGTATATTAGCTATTACCGATAACTTCAATAACTTTACGAAGAAAGTTGATGAATGGTTGAATGGTCCAGTAAGTACTATTAAGACTTTAGTGAAAGATGTTGGAACTGATGGAATATTAGATAATCTGACAGTATCCGAAGAATCAATAACTAGATTAGATAAATTTCGAAACATTTTCGACGGATTATTTACCATTTTTAAGATCGGTAAAGATGTAGTAGATGGTATTGTACAAGTGTTAGATAAATTAGTACAAACTATCTGGCCGGCAAGTGATGGAATTCTCGATCTGGCATCAAGCATTGCAGATGTAATTAAACGGTTTGACACATGGCTTGAGAAGAATCAAATTATTAATAAAGCGGTTGAGATTCTAGGGAAAGTAATCGACAAGATTTCAGGAATTGTTAAAACCGTTTGGTCAGCAACCCTCGGTCCATTCTTTGATGGATTTACCGGAAAAAGCGAAAAGATGGGAGATTCCGCAAAGAATCTTTCTAACATTTTTGACAATTTCTTTTCTAAACTTCAAAATGGAAGCGGAATACTTGGTGGAATTAAAACGGCATTTGAGAAAGTCTTTAATTCATTGTCGCCATTGTTTGAACAATTCGGCGAAGCAGTATCAAGTTTTAATTTAGATTCATTTTTTAAAATTATTGGTGGAATTGGCGCAGGTACCGGTGCTTTTTTTGCTGCTCGCTCTGCAGCATCTATAAAAAATCAGTTTAGTTGGCTAATTAGATCCCTTAAAATTGATTTAAAGACGTTAACTGGAGGATTTGTTGATGTATTAAGTGGTCTGGAAGAAACATTAATGGGCTATCAGACTAAGTTAAAGGGCGAAGCTTTAATGGAGATTGCTAAAGCTATTGCAATCTTAGTAGGTTCTTTATTTGTGTTATCTACTTTGGATGTTGATAAGTTAGTTCTATCTGTAGGCGCAATTGGAACATTGTTGTTAATGCTTACAAAAGCTCAAAAGTATTTAACACAGTATCAGATTAACGTAATGAGGAGTCGTACAACAGGCAATGGTGGCTTAATTAATCAGATCGCAATAGCTCTTGGTTTAAATGGTAAATTTGCTTCCAATATTGAGAATTTGATTGTTATTGCTGGATCGATTTTAATATTATGTTTAGCAATCAAATCTATTGCAGATCTCGAACCTGATCAACTTCTTAGAGGGATTGCTGCAGTCACTTTCTTAATGATTGCCATGGGCACAATGCTTGCAGTATTACAAGAAATAGCAAAGCACAACACAAAAGGCTACAAAGTAGCTGTTGGGCAGTTGATTACGATTGCTTTCTCGCTGATTCTCTTAATGGTTCCAGTTGAGTTAATGGCTCGTTTGGACGAAGGTCAACTTCAAAGAGGTCTTGCAGGTACAGCGGTATTACTTTTCTATATGGGTGTAATGTTGGCTGCGCTAAACAAGATTTCTACAATGAAGCATGAGTCTATGATTTCTGTTGTATTTCAGTTAATAGCTATTGCTAATGCATTGATTCTCTTAATGGTTCCAGTTGAGTTAATGGCTCATATGACAAATGAACAAATGATTCAAGGTCTTTGTGGGGTTGGAACTTTATTAGTAGAATTAGTCGCGGCATTAGCGGCTTTACAATATGTTGCCACAGATGATATTAAGAGAGCTCTAATTCAAATCGGATTATTATCTTCCGTAACTGCGCAGTTGATTCTTTTAATGGGTCCAGTAACCATATTAGCATTGATTCCTGAAGCTAATATGAATCAGGCAATCGGTGGAATTGGTGCGCTGTTAACAGAACTTATAGCAGCACTAGCAGTATTGAAATACACGGGTAGTGATAGTCTCAAGAAATCATTCACAACTATTGCAACGCTGACATCTTTGACACTTGCGCTTCTCCCGATGCTGGGAGCAGTAAAAACATTGTCTGATATACCATGGGAAAATCTACAACATTCTTTACTTGGACTTGCAGAATTGATGACTATAATGGGCGTAACCATATTTGCCTTAACAGCTATTAGCAATAACTCAGAATATTCTATGATGGAAATAGCTGTTACTTTAATGGCATTTGCTTCTGCATTAAAGGTGATCGTTCCAATAATTGAAACTATTTCACAACTTAAACTTACAGATCTAGCAATGGGATTAGGCGGTCTTGCTGCTATATTCTTTACATTGGCCGGACTTTCCTTAATCTTTGCTGAAAGTTCTGGGGCAATGCTTAAAGGTGCAGCATCATTCTCTGCTTCCGTAGTAATGATATCGTTCTCAATCGGAACTCTGGCAATGTCGTTAACCTTATTTGCTGGCGCTGTAACAGCTATTGCTGGAGCTACTTCAGTTGTTGGAACAGTATTGCCATCTGCAGCGAACGGAATCATTGTCGGATTGGCATATTTGTTAGATGGAATTGTCACATTAGCTCCAAAGATCGAAAAAGCACTTATTGCATTAATACAATCGATTGTCGATGCAATGGTTGATTCGATTGATCCCGTTGCCGATGCTATATTTGATGTACTTAACGAGGCTGCTATTTCATTAAATGAGCATATTCCGGAATTGGTTAACTCGATAGGTACGTTGTTGATTAATGTGTTTGATAGTTTGACTCCTATCATGCCGGATTTGGTTACGTCATTATTTAATTTCTTGAAATCCACTTTCGATGCGGTATTGAAGCAGTTCGAAGGAATGAGTTCTAGTGGTATATTTACTGCTATCGGTCTTGTTAGCGCAATGACAGGTTTAATGTTCGCACTGCAGTATGTTTCTCATTTGGCACTTGGAGCAGTTAAAGGTGTCGCTTCAATCGCGATTGTCGTTGCAGAAATTGGAGTTTTAGTGGCCGCATTTGGTGCTATTGGTTCTATTCCTGGAGTTGATTGGCTGCTGGATAAAGGCGGAGATGTTTTACAGAAAATTGGTGAAGCAATCGGTAAATTTGTCGGTGGTATTTTAGGCGGTATTGCAAAAGGTGCTACAGATTCACTTCCGGATATTGCAACTAATTTATCATTATTCGCGACGGGTATAACACCATTCATATTGATGACGTCAACGCTTGATGAGGGTTCATTTACAGTAGTTAAAGAACTCGCCGATGCTATTAATAGTCTTTCAGCAGTTGAATTTGTTTCTCTTGAAGATTTCGAATCATTTTCTAATAGTTTATTAACTATCGGAACTAATATTAAAGATTATAATGATTCGATGGCCGGCTATGATTTTACAGCAACGTTACAGTCAGCCGAAGCTGCAAAATATTTAGCGGAAGCAATTGTTCTGATTCCAACAGGTAGTATGCTTTCAACATTTGAAGGCTTCGGAGATACTTTAAAAGCTTTCGGTGGCGGATTAAAATCATATTCTACATCGGTATCTGGATTTGACGAAGCAGCTGTAGAATCGATTAGATTATCAGTTGACGCTGCAGAGTATGTTGTGCAATTAGCTGATAAAATCCCTAATTCTGGCGGTTTGATCGGCTTATTTGCCGGTAATAATGATCTAGATGATTTTGGTGATGGATTAGAAGATTTTGGTAAAGGTCTTAAAGCATATTCTGATTCTATATCCGGTCTTACAGAAGACGATTTAACAGCAATTGAGACCAGTGTTAGCGTTGCTGAACAAATAGTTGAATTGGCAAAAGTAGTTCCTAATAGTGGAGGTCTTGCTGGCTTATTTGCTGGTAATAATGATCTAGATGATTTTGGAAGTACTTTGGAAGGTTTCGGTGATGGAATTAAAAAGTATGCTAATAAAGTATATGGAATGAAATCTGCAGAGGTAACTCCGTCGATTACAGTTGCTAAAGAGCTTGTGGAACTGGCAAAAAGATTGGATGTAAATAATATTAGTGGAACAAATCTTACATTATTTGGATCTAATCTTGAAAGCTTCGGTCAATCTTATAACCGATATGTTGGCTATGTGACCGCATTTGGTGTAGGCGAAGTTCCCGCCGAATTAGACAAAGTCACTGCTCATATGACAAGTTTGTCAAGCATGAGTGAACAGATGATAGCAGTCTATGAAGGACTGACAACTGCAATTGATAACTGTTTAACGGCCATTAAGGGTGCAGGAGATACATTCAAGGAAGCAGGCAGTGGACTTATTATCTCAATGGGAACAGGAATGGCAGAAGGCGTAGAGGTAGCTTCAGGAGAAGTTACTAATGCTATTCCAGTACTGATCGCTAAGATAAAGAGTTATGAAGAAGCGTTTAAATCTACTGGAACTTCAGTGATGACAAAGTTTGCAGGTGGATTCAGTGAAAAGCTTACTTCTCTAAAGACTCAGATTAGTGCAGCAGTCATTATGGCTTTGAACACTGCTAAGACTTACACTGCTTCATTCTATTCTGTTGGGTATAATCTTTCAGCAGGTTTAGCTAATGGTATTCTTAATGGTTCATGGCTATCCACGAATGCTGCAAGAAGTGTTGCTAATTCGGCTTATGAAGCAGCGAGAAAGACCTTAGATGAACATTCCCCGTCGAAGAGAATGGCTAAAGTTGGTTTGTTCGCATCTCAGGGTTTGGCGATTGGTATTATAAACGGAATTAAAACAGTAGAAGAAAGTTCCAGATCCGTTGCCGAATCTGCCTTGGATTCGATGCTTAAGGAATTCGATAGCGACTATGGACTTGATGACAAACTCTATAGTCCAACGATTACCCCAGTATTAGACCTTTCAGAAATTCAAAATGGAAGAAAAACTATGGACGATCTGATGGATGGAACTACTTATGGATTATCTTTAGGATCTATTGGGTTGCCAACTCCTGCTACTGAGTTAAGCAATATGGTTACAAATGCTGTAGATACAGCCATTGATAAGATTCTTAATAAGATGGATCAACCAAGAGGCGACAATAGTACTACAATGATCGAAATTCCATTATCTGTTGATGGCAGAAAGTTTGCAAAAGCTACTGCTACATATAACAGAGAGGAAATCGAGAAACTTAACAAATATGATACAAGAAAGAATGGGGGCAAATAATTATGAGTATTCAATCTATCGTAGCTGCTTTGCCTCGTCCTAGTATCGCAGCATCATTTAATGGAAATTATTTAGAAGAGGTTGTTCCAGGTTACTATACTGAAAAAGTAGAAGGCCGTGGAGCAATCTCTATTTCTATTGATGAATATGAGTCTTCTGCTTATAACGGATCTATCTTCAGACAAAAGAAAGATGAAGCAAAAGACATTACAGTAACATTTGGTTTAGCAGCTGATACAATACAGCAGTTGCGCTTGATGGAAGATAAAGTAAAGTTCTACATTACTAATCCGAATACTCAGATTTCATTTGATGATGAACCGAATAGATATCGAGTCGGGAATGTCAGTGAATTAGAATTTACTGAAGAAGATACTGAAGGAAGCGATGGATACTTTGAACAAGGCGTTATGACAATTCGTCTATCAGATCCATACAAGTATTCATCCGTCGAAAAGAGCTATACCGCAGATTCTGATGGTTTGATTTCATTTAATTATGAAGGTTACAGAAAAGCGTATCCAGTTTTCAGAGTTACGGCTTCTGGTTCGTTGGACGGTTTTGCTATAATGAATAGCAATGGTAAAATTGTTCAGATTGGAAACATGGACACTACCGCATCCGGTTCTAGTTTGAATTTCGTATCTGGAGACATTATTGACGTAGACATTAAATCTGCTTCAGTTAAGGTTAATGATACGAAGAAGGATGGACTCGGAGCGATCGGTAATGATTTCTTAGCTCTTACAATTCAAAATGGAAGTAATTCTTTCAAATGTACTTATCAATCAGGTTCGTCTAAACCAGAATTTAAGATTCTTTATAGAGAGGTCTATGTATGATTGTTTATTTTGCGGATAGAAATCTAAACATTTTAGGTACCGCCAATACTGACCTACCAGAAGGAATTAAAATCAGTAGTGATTCAAAAGTTGAAGAGGTGGAGAATGGTTCTACCTCTTTTTCTTTTACTTTAGATTATGATTCGGAAAATTTAGCTGAAATTAAAAAGCTTATAGCAGTAGGTAATTACGTTCTGACACCTATCACAGACTCTTCTGACAATATTCAAGAGGGTATTGAATGCGAATTCTACACAATCATCAATACCGAGAAAAATACATCCTCTTCCGATATTGATGTTTATGCAGAAGATGATGGACTTGAATTATTAAACGGAATTGCCGAAGAATTTATAGCCGTTGAAGCTCATCCAGCAGCTTGGTATTTTAACAAATGGCTTGATGGGACTGGCTATGAAATCGGAACAAACGATATTACTAATTTGAGCAGAACTTTAGGTTGGATAGGCAGTAGTACAATTACTAAACGACTATTGTCTATTGCTAATGCTTTTGATGATGCAGAAATTAGTTTTACATTTAAAGTTTCTTCAACTAATCAACTAATGATTAATAAAAAGCTTGTCAATATTCATTCCAAACGCGGTTCTGAAAATGGGATTGTATTGACTAAAGGCATCGAAGTTGATGAAATTCACGAAGAACGTGATATTAGTGAATTATATACTTGCTTAGTTATAACAGGCGGTTATCCAGAAACGGATAGTTACGATGAATATACTGAGCCAATTACATTAGCCGGATATACATATGATGATGGAACATATTATCTAGATTCTGACGGTAAACTTTATAGTCGTACAGGAATTGAGAAATGGAAAAGTGCCACATCTAATGGAATCATTGTTGGTGAATACTCGTATGATACAGATAGTCAGAGCGAATTATTAAATAGATCCTTGAGTTATATTAAAGCATACGATGACGAGTTTATTACTTATGAGGTAACTTTAAATGACTATCAGGGATATATTAGTCCTGGCGATACTGTAACTGTAGTTGATCCGGATGAAGATTTTTATTTAACAGCAAGAGCTTTAACCATTACTACTTCTAGAACGGATAGAACTTATAAAATTACTTTAGGAGATTTTAGTCGTACCGAATCTACCATAAACGAACAGGTAAAAGAACTCGCAGAAGAGTTTAAGAATCTCCAGAAGTCACAGACTTTATATACGTGGTATGTCTATGCCGATAGCATTAACGGAGATGGAATTTCTACAGATCCAATTGGAAAGTCATATTTAGGCATTGCTGGTAATAGAATAACAAAATCTGCCGATATTTCAGATCCATCTATTTTTACATGGTCTTTAATCAAAGGTGGGGATGGTATTCCCGGAACCAATGGTTATATTCATATAGCATATTCTAACTCGGCAGATGGAAGTGTCGATTTTTCCAAAACTAATTCAACAGGGCGGAACTATATCGGCATATATACCGATGATGAAGAGACAAGTTCTGATCATTGGAATAAATATACTTGGTCACTCATTAAAGGCGAAGATGGAAAAGATGGAAGAAGTGTTATTTCCATTACGACTCAATATTACTTATCCACTTCTAATACTGAGTTAATTGGTGGTGAATGGAGTGATAGCGTTCCTGCTTATATTTCTGCAGATGGTTATATTTACAGTGAAGATACTTCTTCATTGAACTCCGAAGGTTATATTTCTGGTTTGACAGCTACAATATCTGACGATTATATTTCCGTTGTAACAGCTTTGTTATCTTCTGGTGATCCTTTGTATTACTGGGAAAGAACCAAAGTAACATATTTAGAATCTGATGGCGTCACATATACTACAGAATATTCAGATGGAGTATTATCTACTGCCCTTAATAAAGCAGTTCATGATGCTGAAGAAGCAAAAAATAATACTGAAACAATACTTGATAAGACGGTCGTAATGACTAAAATTCAGTATCGTTTATCGCTGAGTAGAGAAGTATGTGACTTAGATAGTATGGTAGTTGATTCCGTTGATGGCGATGGCGAGACTCTCAAGATCAATTCGGTTTGGCAAGATACTTTTCCAGATATGGGGATGTATGCGTATGTATGGACAAGAGTTCTTACAATGTATGCGGATGGCACCAGTGAAGGAAATAATGAGCATGTTATAACCGACTGGCGAGAATTCGATGACACTATTAGATCGTATTCTAGTCAGATTAAAGCTTTAGATAATAAAATCACAGCTGAAGTAGTTAGTACTATTGATTACATCGTTAACACTATAGAAGGTGATACGGACGAAAATGGTAATACAACTGGCGGCATCACTAATCAACTTAGAACTTTGGAGTCTGAATTAGCAAGCCTTGGTTTAACATCTGATTCCATTAAAGGCTATGTGGAACGGATCAATGCATTAGAAGGAAAAGTTGAAACTAGTACTGCAGAACTTACGTTGGAAGGTTTAACAGTCGATACCGATGGTGATGGTAGTGGGACAAAAACCCTAATTAATTCGCAGGGCATGCAGGTTAAAGATTCCGAAAATAATAGTTTACTTGAAGTAACACTAAGCGGTACGGTAATTGACAAATTGACGGTTCGTAATGAGATGTTCTTAAGTAATCATTATGCAGTCGGTTATGACGATACCGAGTGGAATGGCAGTACAGTACATGGAACTGGCTGGCTTGGAACAATGTCATAAATAAATCAAAATGGAAGTAAAAATGAGGTAATATATGACTACATTAAGCACTACAGCAGTAAAAGTGGCAAATACTGAAAAAGGAGATCCATTAGATTATAAGTGGCTTGAAATACACGCATCTGCTATAGAAAACACAGAAGGCAATTATTCTGATGTTTATGCCTATATGATTATGGATGGTAATGGTACTGCAAATACTCAGGTTCTTGAGGCGTATTTGGAAATAAACGGAACCCAGGTTGGTTATCGTAGTGGATCTTGGACATATTCTTCAGGGGCAGTCATCGTAGAAGGTACAGTAAGAGTTTCTCACAATTCTGACGGAACAAAAAGTATCACTATTAAAGGGCATTTCTCAGGTAGGTTTAAATCCGGAGGAACTTCTGATCTATCTGCAACAGTTAGTTTAGCTACAATTCCGCGTCAGACGGTCCCTTCTATTCCAAATCCGTTGACATCTGGGCAGTCGAATAGAATTACAACAAAGAGAAATAACAGCACTTATAAGCATAGATTCACTTGGGGTTTTGGTAGTCTTACTGGACAATTTCCAACAGATACATGGTCTACTTCAACGACTTATTATTCGGCTGATTATTTCGATTGGACAATTTCGGACGATATGATCGACGAAATGCCATCTACACAATCTGTTGGCAAAGGTTGGATGCGATGTTATACATACAATTCTTCCAATGTGTTAGTTGGTATAGATGAGCAGTTTATCTACATTCAGCCAGGATTTGGACCAACAATCGAAAAAAATAGTGATGGCTATCTGGATAGCTATAGCGAAACTGCTTTAGGCGGAGACGGAACAAGTCTTTCTTCTAAAATTGGTAATAATGCAATTTTGAAAGGTGTTAGTGGACGAACTGCAACAGTTAAAGCGACTACTTCTCATGGCGCGACTCTTACTTCACTTTCGATAACGTGCGGAGATGTATCGCAAACACTTACTGATGTAAAATCTGGAACGGAATACACATTAACTATCAGCGGACTTCAAAATGGAACCGTAACAATCACTGCTACGGATTCTAGAAGTAAAACAGATACAATTACTTATTCTGGAACAGTATACGATTATTCTAAACCCGCATTAAAAAGTTTTGATGCAGTTAGAGCCAGTGATCTCGCAGACTATGTAGAGAAGAATTCAGCAGTTATTACTGGTGTATTTTTTAATGGAGTAATTGGTGATGTAACGAATAATGTAAAAGTAAATTTTACTAACATTACAAATGGTAATGAAGAATACGATACGAATGTTACATTATACAATAATACATTTACCGCCAATCCAACAAAGAATATTACAAATGTTGTCTATAATCAGAACTATATGTTCCAGGTTACAGTTACCGATTCTTTGGGATTTTCAGATCAGATCATAGGGTATTTGTCTAGATCAACCCCTGTAATTTGGTTCGGAAAGGACACGGTAAAAGTATATGATTATTTAATCGCTAATGGAGCTATCTACGCTCCTCAGGTATATGTTGGAGAAAGTGGTTTTGATAGTAAAAGGGACATTCTAACATATTTTAGAACTGTTTCTGGATCTACGTGGACGCTTGGAGAAGGAACTGCTGCTACTAGATTTGAATTTGCCGGGGTCCTAACTGGATCAAATAAAGAAATTTATTTCACTGTTCCTCTTAGACATACCGTATCTTCAAAACCATCAGTTACAGCTTTAAAGGCTAACATTCGAGCATATACAACAACTAGCACTACTAGTGGCTTGTATATTGTCGGCACAAGCGGTGGATATGTAGAAGGCGGCGTTGATTTAATGGATTCTTCAAATGATAAGGTTGACGTGCAATCATATTCTCAAAATATGGTGACCATAAAAATTAAATCTGGTGATGCAGCTAATTATGGTGGTTTAAACAATATGCCAGTAAATGTTGAAGTCAATTTACTCACATTAAAATTTGCATAACGAAAGGAAATATAATTAATGGCAACAAGTAAAGGTATAATTTTAAGTGATGGTACTAAGGTCGAATTCGAACCTGGAGATGGTACTGTCACAGAAAATAAATTATCTGACGACGTAAAAGAAAAACTTAATAATGGATCGGGGAGTGTTAGTTCAGGAACTACAACCAATCCGGTTACTTTCACGAAGATGAATTATACAAATAGACAGTATACAACAAGTACGGATTCATTTGATGGTTCAAGTAAATTGAATAATGGAACAACTGAAAATCCATTGATGTTGAAATCCGCAACAGTGCAGATGATTGAAGAAGCAACTTCGCAACTTTCTGAGGAGAAAGTGAACGTTCCAACGAGCGGATATGGTGTTGCAGGACAGGTCTTATCTACCAATGGGGATGGAACTACAGCATGGGTGGATGTAAGCACAGTCAAGAAATATCTTATCAACCTGAGTTTAAGGAAAGTTTCAAGTTCTTCAACAGATGCTTCGGTTGAAGAAGGAAACGCATTTTCAACAACACTTACACCAGTAGATGGTTACAGCATTGAAAGCGTTGCGGTTGTTATGGGAAGCACAGATATCACATCAACTGCTTACAATTCAGAAACCAATGCAGTCACTATTGCCGCAGTAACGGGCAATATTTACATCACAGCGGTTGCATCAAAGGTTACATCCGAAATACTGTCAACCTTTAAATTTAAAACAACTGGATGGCCTGAATTTTCCGAAGATGGTGCAATCACTATTTCTCAAACACTTTATGACGAACCTATGTCGGGTAGTGCTTATTGGTCAATTATTTATCCGGGCGAAATTTCTGGTGGAACACTCGAAATCAAGTTTAATAAAACTGTAACGAGCGGCGGCTTAGACGTTGCAGTGTATGCTGTCAATTCTGATGCAACGATTGCATATGATTCGACAACACAGCAAAAAAATAATGTTATGAAGTGGTATGGTGCGTTGTCGGGTGGTGGCACTACTTACGTTACTGCAGATATAACGTTAGAAATTCCTGACGGATATTATCCTTTTATCTGGATAAGAAATGGCGGTTTGCTGTTAGACGGTGAAACATCCGGTGGTAACTATGTTGTCCAACAACATATTTACAATGGCGATATATCATTTGTTGTCACAGACCCTAATGCAAGTGATACGGATGATGAAGATGGAATATTGACGGTTGACTCTGACCTGCTGACAACATACGCATCAGCAACAACATCAGCAGTCACATCGGTAGCAAGCACTACAACATCAGGGTTAAATACAGAATGGGCAACAACAATCGAAACGGCAAAGAATTTGTGGATGCTCGATGCTAACGGAAATATAGACAAAATCCCTTTAATCGTCACTACAGATCAGCATGGTTTTTTTAGTTATGGTTATGATAAGGTGATGACATTTATTTCCGAAATCGTGGACTGGTATCAAATCGGGCAAGTCATTAACCTCGGTGATACAACTGATTTGTGGGCTGATGCTGACACTGACAACCCATTAACAAAATGTGCATCACTAGATACATACCTCGATTGTGTTGCTTGCATTCCTAACTCAAAACGCATTGATGTTTTTGGCAATCACGATACATGGAAAAATTATTACATTGAAAGTGTACTGTGTCCACAGAACTATTTGTCAAAGTATTTTCGAAATGTTAAAGCAAGACGATTTGACAATTATGGCGATTTTGTGATTTATGATGATAATTACAATGTCAAGTACGTCTGCATGGCTTGCTACGCATATGACAATAACCTTGGTGGGTACAGTCATCAGTCGATGCACCCAGATGGCATCAGGGCGGTAATAAAAGAATTGGAAAAAGATGATGGGTATGACGTCATTACGCTATCACATGCGGCACTTACCTTTACCACCATGACAGATCCGATAGAAGGTGACACTTTTCAAAATGATGCGCTATTCTATTATACGATAAAAACAGATGCGTTATGGTCTGCAAGAAAAAACAAAACGAGCGGGTCATTTACGGATGAATTAGGCATCACATACTCATTTGATTTCAGTAATTGTAACTCTGACTATCTTTGTCACTTATGTGGTCATATGCATAAAGACGGATATGCCTATGCAGGGGACGCAGTATTGCAAGAAAGTTTCGATTGCTGGTATGCATCACCATATGCAATCCATTTTGTCTTAGTTGATAGAGAAAATCAGCAGTTAAATGTATGGAAAGTCGATAGTACACCGCAGTACCAGAATTATCAAGTCCCATTCTCACCAACTACAGAATGACAACAATCTGTTTAGATTGTTGCAAAGATGCCCTCCGAAGTCTGCGGACTGCCGGTGAAAGCTCGATATCCCATACGTGGGCAATGAGAAAGGCAAAGTTTTATTATAAGTGTATTCAGAAGATTGAAAGAAATATCTTTGTAGGGTTCTGTCTATTCATCCGTAGTCAGAACCTAATTTTCATTATTGAATATTGTGAGTTTTAATAAAGTAGCTTGAAGGCTGCTTATTTTTTTTGAGGAGACATTACTATGGCTACTTATGACAGAATGGTGTTTGGAATGCATCATTTGAACATCACTCAGATCGGTACAGCTTATACTGGATCTGGAACATATTCTCATCCATCTTGGGAATTAGACCTTGCTGGAGAAGATACTGGTATTGACTACTGGTATAATCTCATGAAGAATACAGGTTTAAAGTGTCTTGGTACTTGGGGAACTTCTGGAACATATTTCTTCGGAACTTGTGATCCATCAACTGGAGCAAAGAAGAATGTATATTGTGCCGATGGTAAACTTAGAGTTATCACGCTTGCAATGACACATTCTGCTAGAACATTTACAGTCGGTAAGATCTACAAAACTGGAGAAGTGGTTTACACAGAAGGAACTAAAGGTAAGGCTACTGGTAACCATATCCACTTAGAAGTAGCAGAAGGTTGGCAGACAACTAAGGTTCAGAATTCTAAAGGATATTACAATGTTACAGGAATTATGGATGCTCGTAAGGTATTCTTTATTTACACACCTTACACAACTGTAATCTCTAACGTCGGTATTAATTTCAAGACTTGTACCGAGCTTACTTATACTGAACCAACTTACAAGAACACCGCTTCTAGTGCTAAAAACAACAATGATATTCACTATAGAGTTCATGTTGCTGATTATGGTAGCTTACCTGCAGTGCATGATGGATCTATTGCGGGCAACATCGAAAGCAAGAAACAGGTCGAAGCGTTCTTACTCAATACTTCTAGAACCGCTGGTATGGACTTAACAGCTAAGGCTCATATTCAGGGAACTGGATGGGTTACATACGAACATATTAAAGGTTCGACATGGATTGGCACAACTGGTCAGTCTAAGCGGTTAGAAGCATTCGAGATTGTCGTAAATGAAAACAAGACTGGTAAGAATTTATATTATCAGTGCTGCTATTCCGACAGTACTTGGACGACTAAGACAGCTGCTGGATATTCTGTAGGAACTGTTGGTAGAAATCTGCCTATTATCGGTATCAAGATCTGGATCGAATAATGGCAGTAAAGAAAAAAGAACAGGTAAAACACCCCGATCATTATGCTGCAGGTCGCGAATACGAGCCTTACAAAGTTATATTTGATTGGGGTTTAGATTTCAATCTAGGTAATGTCGTAAAGTATATTTCTAGAGCAGGACGTAAAGATCCTAATAAGCTTCTAGAAGATTTACAGAAAGCACGGCAATACCTAGATTATGAGATCGAATGTGTTGAAAAAGATATTCATAGAAGAAAGCGTAAAGCTCGGAAAGCGAAATCTAAGAAGGAGAACAAATCATGAAGATTAACTGGAAAGTAAGATTTATGTCTAAAACATTCTGGCTGGCTTTTATCCCAGCAGTCGCATTAGTTGTTATGGCAGTCGCTAATGTATTTAACATCACATTAGACTTATCCGCTACAGTTGAAAAGCTTAAAAACGTAGTAGCTGCCGTATTTGGCGTTCTAGCATTACTCGGTGTTGTCGTAGATCCTACAACAAAAGGTGTAAGCGACTCTGATAGAGCTATGACTTATGATGAACCTGGTGGGTCTGACGAAGTATGAACGTTACGCCAGAAACAACCATAACAATTAGTTTTATTTTAACGATTGTTTCAGCAGTTGGTGTGATATTTAGTATCTATAATGGTACTAAGAACGCTCACCAGGCCGAATCTGATAGAACTATGAATATTGAACGTAATTTTGTCAAGGTCAACGTGAAGCTAGACAATTTATGCGATCAGGTTAGCGACATAAAGAAAGTTCAACAACATACCGATGAAGAACTTGAGAAGATTAATGGCATCCTTGTTCGACATGATGAGAGGATCGAATCAATAGATTCTAGAGTTAGTAGACTAGAGAATAAAAATTAGATATAACTTATTAAATTATGCTTCGATTAAATTCAGAAACATACATCGAGGACGGATCCTTTAGGTTAAATGGAGATTATCTTTATTCCGATGATGTAATTGTTAAAAGGAAAGGATACTTAATTATGGCAGATGTATTTCATCAAAGTGATTTCGATAAGACATTAAAAAAACTTATAATCGACGATAACGTCAAAGCTAAAGAATCTGGATTAACTTATGCTGAAGTGACATATTTACCAGCAGTTTATACTCCAGGAACGTTATATTATTCTCCATATACTGGTAATGTAGTATTAGCCGTAAATGAGAATGAAGTAATTAATATTTCTGGAACTGGAGGCATTCCGACGTATTCAGAAATGTATGAAATTTTAAGTTCGTTGTTTACATTCAACGATTTTAAAGATGTTAGTTTAGATAAAGTTGATGAAAGTAAATTAGAAGAAATTGCCCATAGCGTAGAAGGGACTTTTAACTACGATATTGTATTGAAGTTTTTACTCGATGTTTATGGTTTATCAGAATAACTTTTAAAAGGCCGTGTGATATACATGGTCTTTTATTTTTCGCGTAAAAAACATGCTTATTAATGAGAGAGATGAGTTGCGCGGGCACTCAGGCGAAAGCCATTGTAATCTGTATTACATATCTTTCTTTTTTTTGTGTAAAAAGGTAATTCATATAATAATTGACGACATCTATGATTGTTTGTTTTGATTGTGAAAATTCGCATTTTTTACACATTCTCTAATAGAAAGAAGGAGAATGTATTATGAAAGATTTTATTTATGATGTAGGAAGGATAATACTACCATTCTGGATCGCGTGGGTAATAGCAGGAGTTTTAGTTAAGTATGAAGTAATAAACCCAGTATTCGCAATGGCAGGTTTACTTATCTGCGGACTTATTGAATTAATTTATACGTTTATTAGTTCGTTCTACGAAGATGAAGAAGCCGAATAAACAAGCTTCTTTATTTTTTTTCGATCAAAGGAGAAAGTATGGAAATTAAGGTATTGACAAAAGAAGAGTTCACAAAAAGAGCATCGGAATTGGATTTCACAAATTTATACTATCTTGTATATTTTCCTTTAACCGGCTTAATCGGAACTAAAAATTATAAAGTAAAAGATTGTATACTATCGAATCTGCAGGACATTTTAGAAAGATACAATACACGTTATGTAGTATTCGAATGTATTCCAGAAATAGAAGGAGACGATGTATGACAAAATTGGAAATCTTTTTGACTATCGTGTTGATTGTTCTGTTCGTTATTTTTATTGAAATTTATATGCAGAATCATAATTTATCCGATCAGCTTCACAAATTAACCGATCGTAAACCTGATGGTAGATTGCTTATTGGTCGTAATCGATATTCTAAAAAAGTTGTTTATAGATTTGATTTCGATATTGCACTGGAAGATGTGCCTAATCATACAGATTTATTATTTAAAGTTGAAAGAACTAATGACAATTTAGGTATTAACGAACGTCTTTATGATTTATCTGAGGAAGGACTTAATGATGATTATCGCGGATAAAACATCTGCTGTTATAGAAAGAGAGGATATTTTTTATGAACGAAATTACTACGATTGAGAAAAGCTTAGAAGAACTGTACAAACGCAGGGATATGCTTATTGATGAAAGTGAGCTGTGCAGAAAGGATTCTAAGGAATATTCAGATTACAAGAAAGATTTGGAATCGCTCATCAAGACAATCAATGTGTCGGAAAGTAATCTTATTGAATTGAAGAAACTCGAACAGGAGAAAACGAGGGACTTCCATGAAAGAAGAGCTAACAGAAGATCACACGATGAGAAGATGGCAGAGATTAAAGCAAATCGTCATAAAGCTAATCTGGAATTCATTGGAAAAGGAGCAGCTGTAGGAGCATTAGTATGGGCAACTTGCAAAGTTACAGAATTCGAAGAGGATAATGTAGTAACAAGTTTCGCAAAGAATTTCGTTGGTTATTTTACAAGATTTTAAGAAAGAGAAGGCCGTGTATAAAACATGGTCTTTCTTTTTTTTAGCTCGCGTAATTTACACACACTATAGTGACAAAGAAGGAGAAAATAAAATGATGTTAGATGTATTAGTAGTTATGGGAGTTTACCAAGTGTATAAAGCAGGCGAAAGAAGAGGATACAAAGAGGCAGTTAAGAAGTATAATAAAAAGCAGCACAAACACAATGGAACTTTGAAAATTACAAAAATCGTAAATCGTTAAGATTCACAAATGAGTCAAAAAGATAGGCAAATTGCATACGCTTATCTTTTTTTCGCGTAAAAAACACACACTATAGTGACGAAAAGGAGAAAAATTATTATGAACAAGATGAACTTAGTAAATTTAGCATTAGCAGGAGTTATGAACACAGGGTTGTATATGGCAACTGCAATCTGCAAATCAAAAGTTGTCAAACCAGCAGTAATTAAAGTATTTAAGTTAAAAAGAAGACATTAAACTCAAGCAAAGAGTTTGATGCTCTTTTTTTTTCACGCGCGTGAAAAACATACTGTATAGTAGACATAAGGAGGAAAATATTATGATGTCTAAAAAAACAAGAAGAATGATGTGGAAAGGTTTTAAAGAAGGTTTTGTAGTAGGTCTTGGTTATTTTACAGCAAAGGAATTAATCAAGTATTGCGCTAGAAAGCGTTAAGAAATCGGAGAGCCATAGCGCTCTTCTTTTTTTTATTTAATGTAAAGGAGAAAAAATATGAAGGAAACATTAAAGAAAATCGTAGTTTACACAATGGAAGTTCAAATAGTTATTGGTGGTGCTATGATTATTAGCCCAGCAACAGGCTGTGAAGTGTCAACTTGCTGAAGGAGGGTGAATATGATTAAAATCATTACACAAGATGTACGAGGATTTAAACCGGCTATTAAGGGAATGCGTAATCCATTTAATAGCTGGGACAAATCAGATAGTGAAATTAATGACTATGATGAAGGACAAATTGGATCAGCAGATTTGGTTCTTATGCGGAAATTGTGTTCTGCAGGAACTGAACATCGTAAATATTTACGAATGATTCAGGTTTGGACCAATATTACAGCACCATTATATTGGTGGAAAGAGTTCGATACTTATAAAATCGGAACTACTTCCAATAGCACAAGTACAATGCACAAGATTCATTCGAAGGAATTTACAATTGATGATTTTAGTTGTGAACATCTTTTAGATGATTCGGTTGCATGTGATTTTACATTGTATCCGCCAAAGCAAGAAATGATGAATACAATTCATACATTAAATGCATGTAGAAGATTATATTTGGAAACCAATAACAAAGTATATTGGTGGCAGATGATTCAATTGCTTCCATCCAGTTATAATCAGACGCGCACTATAAATCTAAATTATGAAGTATTGGCAAGTATTTATTCTCAGCGTAAAGGTCATAAGTTAGATGAATGGAATGAATTTAGAAAGTGGATTGAAACACTTCCATATTCCGAAATAATTACAATGAATTTCGAATCTACTAATTTGTGAAAATTCGCATTTTTTACACATTCTCTAATAGAAAGAGAGGACGTGAATATGTCACAATTGAATCGTGAAGTTTTTGTAGATTTTTATACGAAAGGAAATGTTAAAGCTATTGTAGATCTTATGAATCGAGCAGGCATTAAGTTTACAATTAAACCTAATAAATACTCGGAAGGATATAGATGCTTAGTAGCGTATAAAGATTTAGATAAGTATAATGATTGCAAAGCTATCATGCAGGCAAATGGAACATTTTACAATTGAGGTATAAGAGATCACAAAAAAAGTGGTCTCTTTATTTTTTAAGGAGAAAGTGAAGATTATGCCAGATTGTCTTTATGATTTAAAAAGTGTTAGAAAGCGGTTTAAGTATCTATATGAACAACTCGATTTGAAGATAGGAGATGAAATTAATCCGAGAACAGCAAGAGGGTTTCAATGGACACGGAATAGAATTGCTTATACAGATAAGCATGTTGTTCCAGTTAATTACCCAATAAGAATCGAGGTTGTCGATATTTTGCCACGGAACATAGTATTCGAATTAGAGTTCTTTTCTGATTATAACGGTTATTTTACATATAAGGAATGTATTAATGCTAATTCATTATTGTGCGGGGATGCATATATTGAAAAGCTTTACAAAGAAGAATACTAGTATTATATTTACGTTTATGGAAAGGTGACGTAACATAATGTTGTGCGTAACAAATTTTACTGAGGAAGAATATTTCAATAAAGGAGTAAGACTAATCACTAAAAGATGGTTGGAATATGATGACGATGAGCAGTTAAAACTGCTTAATAAATGGTTCCAATTATTTACAGTTAGTGTTTCAAATAAATCAAAGTATGATAGAACATCTAAGAATTCGATTAATTTATCGAAATAATGAATTGGAAGATTTTTGGGATTGCAGAGATTTAACGGTTAATAATACTGTAAGTGTTACATTTTTTGATAAGAACGGTTCATTTCATATAGTTCCGTTCTTTTCTTTATATGCTTTTAAGATTACTGCATATACGGAAGAAGAATATCTTAACAAAATGGGTAAGGTTGCATAACGCATAAAGGAGAGCGAACATGGAAACAAATTTATTTACAATTAACAGCAGCAATGACAACACAAGATCTTTAGTCGAAGATGTAAAGATCAATTCGATTCTGTTAAGAACCGCAATGAAAGAGAAGGGGTTCACTTGTGCCATTCTGAAAGATCCTGAAATTAGATTTAGAGTAGGGTGTGCAAGATCGACTATGGACAAAATGATCCATAGGGGAGAAATGAAATACGGATTTCTTGTTAGATTGTGTGAAGAAATCGACGAAGATCCAGAGACATTTATCAAAAGACATGAAGATGAAATCACTTCTGATGAGTCAATTATGGGTACCGAGATCTGCACAATTTATTGGACTCCTGATGTATATGCTGCAGAAGATGGTCTTGTTAAGCATGGTCCGAAACCAATAGGTTCATATACCGATACAAAAACTTCTTACGATTTTTACATTGATCTGAAGGATGAACTTGAAGATTATAGAAGACTTGGTACTGCAGCGTCTACTCCACATTTTGATAGTTTAGGTATTAATGTTAGATGTGTCCGTGGTGTTCATTATCTTCGTTCGAAAATTGGTGAAAATCCGTATGGAAATAACTAATTATGTTAATAACTTTATGGTATCTAATGTGACGATACCAGTTTGGTTTTTAATAATATTTTTATTGCTAAATGACATTTTTGTTTTAGTTATGCACGATAGAAAACGGGATTAAAGGAGAAATTTTATGGATTTAGAAGAATTTAAGAAGGCCTATCTTAGAAACGGCCCAAGAGAATCATCGCATTACATTAACGGTAAGGCTTATGGGAATTACCTAACCGATATTCATAGATTCGTTAATGAAGAGAGTATTTCAGAGAATACGAATTTGTTGATGGAGGAATGTGCTGAATTAATTAAAGCAGCTTCTAAACTTCAGCGACATAAAACAATATCTACGGATGATCGCTTTTCTATTTTGGAAGAGATGGCCGATGTTCGTATTTGTATCGATACGATGCTTGTAGAACTGAGTATTACTAAATATGACTTATATTCTGCAATGACTGCCAAGATGAAACGTAATATTGAACGATTGGAAACTGAGGAGTCTGGGAATGCATAACTTAACAAGTGACGCATATATTTTAGACTGCAATAATAAATTGCTTGGAGGTCTTTAATGCTATCGTGGTTTGTTGCAATATTTTTTCTTGCACTCATTAATTTTTTCGGTGGTTTCCAGTTAAGCGGAGTAGAGTTTTTGTTAATCTCCGGAATTATTGGAGTATGCATTTCTATTGAAGTATTCGGAGGTCGTAAATGACATATAAAAGATCGGAATTTTTAATTCTTTACACTGTTAAACTTAGGAAGAGAAATCCATCGAATCCTAATCGAAACAAAGAAATAATTATTAAACACTGTTTAAAAAGTGACTCTACTGGTGGAATTCTTCGTCCATTAAGATATCCTAATGAACTTAATGAGCGACATCCGGTAGAAAACATCGATACAGAAACTGGATGGGAATGGGATCCAATTTCCGAAGATGAGTATGAGATCGTTTCTACAAAACGAGAATGGAGTCGCGAAAAAATCACGCCCTTTAATGAGAAAGAAGAATAGATAGTTTAGCGGTAAAACGGATTTATCAGACGATGGTTCGAATCCATCTCTATTCTTTTTTTCTTTTTTTTGATGTACGAAAGGAGAGAACATATGAACATCGACATCAATTTATCGAAACGAGAATTGTTATTCGGAGGTTTAGCTTCGTTGGCTATCTCGTCATCACTCTATTCCATTTTTCAGGGGAATAGACTTCGAAAAACTAATGTTATTTTGCATAAGGCAGTTAAGGACATTAGTTCAGGCATTGAAATTCCTGAAAAATTAATTGAAGAAGCAGTGGACAGAGCTGCTAATAAGTTTACCCTATCTAAAATGACAAAATACGAATCACTTGTCATGAATTCTGCAAGAGAAGAAATCAGAAGAGCCGTTTCAACAGAAGTGAATTCTCAGAAAGCTTCTGTTAAAGACAAAGTTAAAAGTGAACTTGGTCGTAAAATTGGAGAATTAGACGTTGATGATATCGTCAGATCTGCAAAACAGGAGTGTATTGATCGAGCAGAAAAGAAAGTTATCACGAATCTTGAATCGACAATTAATGAAATTACCAGTAATTCGATTAAAAGAGCTAAGGATTTAGATGACTTAATTATTAGCAAAAAGCTTAATGAATTAAGAGGATCATCGGGAATCTCTATCAAATTATAAGGAGGAAGTATAAAGATGAAAAAGTTTATTTTTGCATTGGGCTTTACAACATTAGGTATTGGCATTGGGCTTTATGAAGTTGCTGAGGTATTGTGCACATCAAAGGATAATTATGAATCCGGAAAGCTCTCTGATGAAGCTAAGAAACATTATGAAGATTTTATCGAACTTCTTATTCCGAAAAAATACGATACATTCAAGAATTTCGCAAAACGTAAGCAGATTCCATTGGCAAAATCTCTTGAAAACGCAGAAAAGAAGTCTTCAAAAACAGAAGATTCTGAAGAAAAGAATGATTACGATTCGTATATTGCTCGGATAGATGAAGTTGTATCCAAGATGTATTTGGGTGATGGGGAATAATATGATCAATTACAGAAGAAGAGTTAGAGAAGATTTTTCCGATCTTATTGCCGATATGATGGTTGCTGGATGTGATGAGAATGATATTTGCACAGTGATCGACTTATCGAAGAAATTCCTGGATGAAGATAAAGAAATTATTAAAAATAAAGGAGAAAACAAGTAATGCCTATTAAACATTCAATTGAATTTACTGGAAAACTCGGTGATTTTGTTAAAAAACATCGTACGGGAATCATTACAGGTGTAGAAATTACTGGATTTGTTGGAACGGTAGCATTAGCGTGCAATGCGACAACCAAATATGATCAGTTAAAGGCAGAGGGGAAAGTTGGTCCAAACACATCGGACAAAATTAAGACTTACCTCTCTTTAAGTTGGCCATATTTTGGTGGGATCCCCGGGTACCGAGCT